GGGGAAAAAATTATATGATCCAAGAGCAACTAGCTTTACTGCTTCTTCTAGCACTGTATCTACATCTGCTAACACTATTACCCTTTCTTCGCATGGACTTTCTACTTTTGACAGGGCTACTTATAACTCTAACAGCAACACTGCTATTGGTGGTTTAAGTAATGGCACAACTTATTTTGTTATAAAAGTAGATTCTAATAATATTAAGTTAGCAACTAACTATACAAACTGCGTTGCAGGAACTCCTATTAGTTTAACTTCTGTATCAGGAAGCACTACTCAAAAATTTAATTTTACAACTTTTTCAGACAATCCTGTTTTAGCTACAAGAGATTTTTTAAAAGATACTATTTATGGTATGCAAGTAGAAGATGTTGAAATAAATGATACAAATTTTATAGCAAGTGCAAACACTTGTGACGAAACTGTTACTGTTACAAATCCATCAGGAACAGAAAAAAGATTTACTTGTAATGGTAGTTTTCAATTATCACAAAGCCCTAAAGTAATTATAGAAAATTTAATGACTACTTTGGGTGGTTTTTTAATTTATTCAAATGGTGAATTTAAAATAATACCATCTGCTTTTTTATCGCCAACAGTTACTTTAAATGAAGGTAATTTAAGAAGTGGTATATCAATTAATAGTAGAGTAAGTAAAAAAGAATTATTTAATGCTGTTAAAGGTTTATACTCTGAACCAGCTAATGATTTTCAACCACAAAATTATCCTATCTTAACTAATTCAAGTTTTCAATCAGAAGATAATGGCGAAAGAATTTATGCTGAATTTGATTATCCTTTTACTAACTCTAGTAGAATGTGTCAAAGATTATCCAAAATTCAATTATTAAAAGTTAGACAACAAATATCTTTTTCAGCATCTTTTGATATGGGTGCTTTTAAATTAGATGTTGGAGATACAGTTAATATTACAAATTCAAGAATGGGTTTTACAAATAAAACCTTTCAAGTATTAGAGTGGGGTTTTAATATAAATGGATCAGATGGTAGTTTGCAAATAACTGCTAATTTTAAAGAAATTGCTAGTGCAGTATATGATTTTGCTACAAGTAATTATTCAACTGTTTCTAGTGGTAAGGCAACTAACTTACCTAAATCAACTTCTGTATCTGCACCAACAGCTATTACTTTAACTGACGAATTAGTTGCTTATAATGATGGAACTGTAATTGTAAAATTGGTTATTGAATTAACTGCGGCAACAGATAATTTTACAGAATTATATGAGATAGGAGTAAAACAAGATACTGATTCTAATGGTACAGCATTAAGTCCTGCTGATACTTTTAAAGAAATTGGTAGAGGTGCTAGAACTAAATATGAGTTTTTAAACGTAATTGATAAAGCTACATACTCAGTAAGGGCAAGAGGTGTAAATATTTATGGAGTTAATTCTTCATCTATTACTGCAAGTAGAACTATTATAGGGCAAATAGCTCCACCATCAGATGTAGAAAACTTTGCTTGTAATATAGTTGGGAAAGAAGCTCATTTAAGTTTTGATCCTGTTCCTGATTTAGATTTATCTCATTATAGAATTAATTATAGTCCAGCTACAAGTGGTTCTGAATGGCAAAACTCAATTGTGTTAGTAAAGAAACTTTCAAGACCTGGTACTTCAATTGTAGTTCCAGCAAGAACAGGTACATATTTAATTAAAGCAGTAGATAAACTTGGTAACGTATCTATTAATGCAAGTGAGGTGGTAACACAAATAACAAGAATAGGTGATTTTACAGATTTAATTACTAATAATCAAAATCCTAATTTTACAGGAACAACAAGTGATACTGTAATTACAGTATTAGAAAATGGCTCAAATGCAATTGTATTAAAAGGTAATCAACTTTTTGATGATGTTTCAGGTAATTTTGATTCTATTACACAAACTTTGTTTGATGGTGGAGAAAATGCGACAGTTAAATCATCAGGTACTTATGCTTTTTCAGATACAATAGATGCTGGTTCAATTGTAACAACACAAATAACAGCTACATTAGAACAACAGGTTACTGATAGAGCAAGAATATTTGATTTTGTAACAGGTAATTTTGATGATCAAGGATCAAACTTTGATGGAGATGCTAACACTCAATGTTCTTCTGAACTTCAAATATCTGTTTCTAATGATAATTCAACTTTCTCAGCATTTCAAGATTTTATCATTGGTGATTATTCAGGTAGATTCTTTAAATTTAGAGTATTACTAACATCAAATAATGGAACTGCTACACCTATCGTAACAGCAGTTGGTGTGGTTTTAAGATTAGAATCATTTGTTAACTCTCAAAATGATTTACCATCAGGTACAGGTACAAAATCAGTAACTTATCCTAAAGCATTTACATTATTAAACAGTATTGCTATAACCTTGTCTGTGCAAAATATGGCATCAGGAGATAAATATGCAATAACAAGTAAATCAACAACTGGATTTAATATTGCTTTTCAAAATAGTGGTGGAGCAGGAGTATCAAGAACCTTTGATTATCAATCAAAGGGTGTTTAATATATTCTTGATTATTTAATAAACTTATGATAAACGAACCAAAAGGATTAATATAAAATTATGGCAAACCACGACTATGTAATAGCGAATCAGGGCTTTCCCTCTTTCAGAGCAGATTTAAATAATGTACTTCAAGCAGTAGTTTCTAATAACTCTAGTGCCTCTGAACCTAGTACAAAATATGCTTATCAGATGTGGTATGAAACAGATACTAATAAATGGAATATGCGTAATGCTGCAAATGATGCTTGGATTCATTTAGCTACATTTAATCAAACTGATGATACAGTAAATTTTATAGATTCAACTGGAGGAGTTGCAGGTATATCAACATCAGCAAGTGCTACTGTTATAACTTTATCAAATGGTGTTGTTGCTCTTAATCCAGCAGGATTTGTTTCGGTTGGTGGTGCGGCAACTCAATCAGGAGAAATAAGATTTTTAGAAGATACAGATAATGGAGCAAATTATATAGCACTTAAACCTGCGGCATCTATTTCATCAAACTCTACTTTAACACTTCCAGAAGCAACTGATACATTAATTGGAAAAGCAACAACAGATACTCTTACAAACAAAACTTTAACTTCACCAAAAATAAATGAAAATGTAGCTGTAACTTCTACTGCAACAGAATTAAATAAATTAGACGCAGTAAGTAGAGGAAGTATTATTTATGGAAATGCAAGTGCGGCAACAGCAATTTTAACTAAAGGTGGTGCAAATACAGTATTAACATCTGATGGAACAGATATATCTTGGGCGGCCGCTGGAGGTAGAACTGGTTCAGTATCTTGGGATACAACAGTTAAGACATCAGGTTTTACAGGAGCCAATGGTGTAGGATATTTTTGTAATACAGCAGGTGGAGCATTTACTTTAACACTTCCTAGTTCACCGAGTGCTGGAGATATTGTAGGTTTAAAAGATTACAATGGAAATTTTGCAACTGCTAATTTAACAATTGGTAGAGGTGGATCTAAAATTAATGGTGAAAATGCTGCAGATGTTAAAATTGCTACAGCAGGTGCTTCAATATTTTTAGTTTTTGTAGATAGTACACAAGGGTGGGTTGCAACACAAGATGATGAATCAGTTTTTGCAGGACAGGCTTTTGTAGTTGCTTCAGGAGGTACAATAACAACTTCTGGTAATGATAAAATTCATACATTTACAGGTCCAGGAACATTTACAGTAAATTCTGCGGCTTCAAGTGCATCAAACAATATAGTTTCTTATATGGTTGTTGCAGGTGGTGGTGGTTCAGTTAATGATAGAGGAGGTGCTGGAGGTGCTGGAGGATTTAGAGAACTTAAATCTCCTGCAACATCATATACAGCTAGTCCTTTAGATGGTTATCCATCTTCACCTAACAGAATTACGGTATCAGCACAAGGTTATCCAATTACAGTAGGTGGTGGTGGAACTGGAGATAGTTCTTCTCCTTTTACAAATGGAGGATCAGGTTCTAATTCAGTTTTTTCAAGTATAACAAGTGCTGGTGGTGGAGGTGGTGGTAGAACACCAGTATCTGGTCAACCAGGAGGATCTGGTGGTGGTGGTGGGTGTGCCGCTGGTGGAGGAAATACCCCTCCTACTAGTCCTTCTCAAGGTAATAATGGTGGAACAGCTTCTACTACTCCATTAGTAGGAAACGGTGGTGGTGGGGGTGCAACTGCTGGTGGAGGAAATGGATCTGGCTGTACTGCTGGAGCAGGTGGTGCAGGTGCAACAACTTCAATTAATGGAACTCCAACAGCTTTTGCTGGTGGAGGTGGTGGTGGGTCTGATGGTGGAGGATATGCATCAGGTGGTGTAGGTGGTGGTGGTGATGGTGGTGGTGGACCATATCCAGGAAGTTCAGTAGCAGCACAAAATGGAACTACTAATACAGGTGGTGGTGCAGGTGGAGCAAATGGTGGTGGACCAAGTGGAGTAGCTAAAGATGGTGGTTCAGGTATAGTAATAATAAGGTACAAATTTCAATAGGATATAATTATGGCACATTTTGCAAAAATAGGAATGAATGGTAAAGTTATTCAAGTATTAACACTTAATAACAAAAATATGTTAAATGCTGATGGAGTAGAAGATGAAACAGTTGGACAACAATATTTAGAAACCAATAATAATTGGCCTACACAAATGTGGATTCAAACATCTTACAATACGTCTGGTGGCGTTCACAAAAATGGTGGTACAGCATTTAGAGGAAACTATGCAGGACTAGGTTATACTTGGGACGAAGATAATAATATTTTCTGGTCTAAACAACCTTATGCTAGTTGGGTAAAAGATATTACAACAGCAACTTGGAAATCACCGATAGGAGATGCTTCAAATTTAACTGCAACTAAATCTGCTCAAAATGAAGCTGAAACTCATAGTTGGTCTTACGTTTGGAATGAAGCTAATACAACTTGGGACTTGACAGACGATTTAGCATAAATTAAAAAGGGTGGTGGTATGTGGAAGAAAGTATTAACAGAACAAAGTTTATTCTATGGCGATATTAATATGCCAAAAGGTTTTGAGATAGACCAAGAAAAACTTACCAACGATATTTTACAATCAACTTTTAACTCTAAAGATTTTCCATTCTCAAGAACTTGGGATATGTTAAATACTTATATGAGAGATCATATTAGTCTTGAGTATGATATTAATTTAGTTAATAAATCAACGTGGGGAAATATCTATAAACCTGCGAAAACAACAATTCCTTTATTAAATATTGATCCAGTTAACCTAATAAACTCTCCAGATTTTACAATGCTTTATGGTGTTAAGGTTAAAGATTGTAATGTTAGAATACATTATGAAGATAACAGACGTAAAGGTAGAAGTTGGGATATAGAACTTAAAAATAATCAGTTCTTAATGTTTCCTTCAACTAATATGTATTACATAACTAATAATCAGAAAGATAGTTTGAATTTTGTACAAACTATAACTTATGAATATATCTAATTATTATTGGCATTTTCCATCAGCACTTACACCAAAGTTTTGTGATGATGTAATAGCTTATGCTAATCAAAAAGAAGAAGTTATGGCTAGAACAGGTGACTATGGTGATAAAAAATTAAACAAAGATCAAGTTATAAATATGCAAAGAAAAAGAAAATCAGATTTAGTTTGGTTAGATGATACTTGGATATATAAAGAACTACACCCATATGTTCATATGGCTAACAAAAATGCTGGTTGGAATTTTGATTGGGAAAGAAGTGAATCTTGTCAATTTACAAAATATAAACACAATCAATATTATGATTGGCACTGTGATAGTTGGAATAAACCTTATGATACACCTAACAATCCTGAACATGGTAAAATTAGAAAGCTATCTATGACTTGTCAGCTAACAGATGGTTCAGAATATCAAGGTGGAGAATTAGAGTTTGATTTTAGAAACTACGATCCTCATATGAGAGAAGAAGCTAAACATTTAAAACAAGCAAAAGAGATACTGCCTAAAGGATCTATTATTGTTTTTCCATCATTTTTATGGCATAGAGTTAAACCAGTAACATCAGGAACAAGATATAGTCTTGTTGTTTGGCATTTAGGAAAGCCATTCAGATAATATGTATATAAATAATTATTTTAACACAACTATTTGGTCTGAACAAAAACTAGAGTTTATAAAATCTTTAACTAAAGCATCTAACAAATATATTAAAGATGCTAAAAACGTTCCAGAAGCTAAAGCACATATAAAAAAGTTTGGTGACTTTGGAAGATCATATCATTCAACACCTCTTACAGCAGACAATGATTTTTTAGATTTTAGAAACTATATAGGAGAAAAGTCTTGGGAATACTTAGATCATCAAGGTTATGATATGTCACAATATGTAACTATGTTTAGTGAGATGTGGGTACAAGAATTTGCTAAAAAAGGTGGTGGTCATCACTCTGCACATGTGCATTGGAATCAACATATATCAGGATTTTATTTTTTAAAAGCAAGTGATAAAACATCAATGCCAGTATTTCACGAGCCACGTACTGGAGCACGTGCTACTAAATTAAAAATGAAAGATCAAAAAGGTGTTTGGGGTGGTAGTGAGCTAATACATTTTAAACCTGAACCAGGAACATTAATTATATTTCCAGGATATTTAGAACACGAGTTTAGTGTAGATTTTGGTATTGAACCATTTAGATTCATACATTGGAATATTCAAGCAATACCCAAAGAGATGGCTAAAGATGTCGTTTAAAAAAAATAAATACGTAATTATAAAACAAGCAATAGATAAAGATTTAGCTTTATTCTTATACAATTACTTCCATATGAAAAGACAAGTATTAGATACTTGTCGTAATGCTAGATACATTTCACCCTATGAAAATTTACTTGGTTATTATGAGGGAGCAGACGAACAGATTCCTCATACTTATTCAAGTTATTCTGACATAGCTATGGAAACTTTAATGTTGAAGTGTCAACCAATTATGGAAAAAACCACAGGATTAAAACTATATCCATCTTATACATATGCAAGAATATATAAAAAAGGTGATATTTTAAAAAGACACAAAGATAGATTCAGTTGTGAAATATCTACAACCATGAATTTAGGTGGTGATAATTGGACTATTTATTTAGAACCATCTGGAGAGTCTGGTAAAAAAGGTATTAAAGTAAATTTAAAACCAGGGGATATGTTAGTTTATTCTGGTTGTGAATTAGAGCATTGGCGAGAAAAATTTAAAGGCAAAGATTGTGCTCAAGTATTTCTTCATTATAATAATAGAAAAACTCTAGGGTCTAAAGATAATATGTTTGACAAACGTCTACATTTAGGTCTTCCATCTTGGTTTAAAAGATGATATATCCTTATAAAGGAGACAGTAATCCACCATACCTACTGTCTCCCTTTACATACTTAAAAATAAAATATAAAAGTTAAACTATGCTTCTTGGATTTGCCTCATTTGCTGAACGACCCTTTTCTACGGTCGATGATGATAATAATGTAACAATCCAAGTAACAGGTAATGCCTTACAGATTAGTATTGGTAATGTAAATATTATAGCCGGTACTATTGTTGAA